GCAGGCATCTTTCCTTTTGATTTCTTCTCAGCCATTTACACTCCACACATACCACTACACTCCTCGTCTCTGTGTAGCAGATGTTCTTTTTCTGCTATTTTCTTATCAAAGTCCACTGTTTCAATCGGCACACAGTCTCTATGTAAGAATAAATCGTAATCAATAAAACTTACAGAATCTTTTGCTTTTCTAATTCGTCTATCAATCGCTATAACCTCGTCCCACTCTTCTTTATTCTGTTTTATTCTCTTCCATTCCTTAGCTGAATGGTATGGGCAGAATGTACAAGCAGACCTTGGAGGCTCTGGGTAGTCATGTTGCTGCATCCAATCTATGCAGTCAGTTCTTCTTATCTTCTTATCTACTAGAGGATACAAATTTTGTATGTATGGTAACTCATTTACTCGCATCCTAGTGAGCTCATCATACGAAATACCCATTAGCATCTCTACTTTTGTGCCCCGTGGCACCTTCTTGTAGTATCTGACGCCTAGTAGTTCTCTAACTTTCTTGACCACAGGTCTTATTTTGTACTCTGTGGTGCATTGTCTTCTTAAAATACCAGTTTTACCGGTCTTCATATTCTTCAAATGCAGTGGTACAGACTTAAAACTCTTTTTGTGTGAGCCGTCTTGGAAGTTTAGCATATCTTCTTTTAGGTTTCCCTTTGATACTCTGTACACAGGGAACGATAATTGCTTTTCTAACCAGTCTAACCACTCATAAACTTTTCTAGGTTCGGACTTTGTGTCTGCGAATATGGCAGCATCGGGTTTTTCTACCTCTCCTCTCTCCATCATGAGAGCTAATGTAGAACTTTGCACCCCTGCACCTAACGATAAAACTCTTAAATCTGCCATACTCATACTCAAATGAACGAGGCGAGCGTTGGATTCGCCCCGTCCTGTTGATTTTTGTCAGTTATAGCGAACTCCGCAGAAATAAGTACAACTGAAAAGTCAACGCAGAGGTTAGGATACTCTGCCATACCGTAGCTTACCTTCAGCAACCAACGCTTTTTCAACATCCTCAACGCTAAAGTCCTGCCCAGTACGTTCTTTTAGAGCTGCACGGACATAATATATGTGATGACTAGGAATATGCGTCTTAAATCGCCCGTATTGCTCGTATTCGTGTGAAATTTGCTCTAAAATAGAGCCATACTCCATGCTTTTCTTTTTCATTACATATTGTATCATAAATATTCATAAAGTTCAACTTTTTATCTTGACAAAATTGCATATTATAGGTAAAATGTATTAACCGCCAAGGGGGATACACCTATATATGCACTCTTATCGTTCTTAGTATAGAGAAAAGACTGTGGTTTATACTTTATTTCTCTTTATTTTATTGCACATGGTCAATAAAAGCTATAAAAGACTCTTTAAAGCAAGTGGGCGAGATGTGGTTTATGGTTATATTTCCCTAATCCTCTGTCAGAGCTGTATACGTAATACGTATAACGGGGGGGTGACCCATGCAAGATGCAGATATAGTATAGTATTAAACCATATATAGTATTTAGTTTAATGTTAAACTATTTTTGGTATGCAAACTGGTTTAACGTTGAACTATTTGGTTTATAAATGCCTAAAAAATAGGCAGGCAATAGGGTGTTGTATAAATGTCACAGTTATAAAACTGTTGCCTAAATACCACGCTGTGGCAAATATGTCACGCCGTGACAGTATTATTCTCACGAGGAACGAGTGACAGTAATAAAAAAAATTTTTTGTGATAGTTTTGCAACATAAAAAAAGGGTGATAGTTCCAGACTACCACCCTTAAAAGGTTTAATTTTAAACAGTTTTAGGCTGTTTTCTTGTCCTTCGGCTTTAGAGAATTGTCGAGCTTCTCTTCCAAATTAATCCGCTGAAGTTCAAGCTGTGCTTCTAGCATTTGGCACTTCTTAAGCATACGATTTGCAAAGGCTTCAAGGGCAATAGCTACGTCCGATTTAATCGGCTTTGGTATTGCCTTGCCGTTTGGGTTCTCGTCGAGCTTGAAGCCTTTAGTCCCCAAGACAGTTTCAAGGGTGGGCGTTTCGCCGTTGTGAGAGGTCTTTAAAACGGCACTAGCACCCTCTCCAACGAAAGCTGTGGTGTCTAGTATATGTTCATCAAACCACCCCTCCAGTGTCTTTATTGTGGCGTGTACGTTGTCCGTTGTCATAGTCTTAGACGTTCCAACGTTTCCGCCCTTCTTGGTTACTTTCCATTTGCTGGTTAATTGCTCCTCGCCAATCTTTTGAAGCTCCATACTCTTTCCCCCAAAATAAGCATCATAAGAATTCTTAATTTGGGTCAGGGTGTAAGCTATCAAAGTATCAGCTTTTTTGCTCCATCTCCCCGCAACGTAATGGCATTGGAAAGGGTAGTTCTCAGCTCCGAAAATAGCCTTGATATGCTTCGAGGTATCAAAGCCTAATAAAGGGTCTAAAAGCTTTCCCTTCTCGTCTTTTCGGTAGTCTGGAGAAATAAGGTTCTTTTGCTTATCTCCCTTAGAATACCACCCAACAACGCATTTGCCAGACAGAAGCAAAGCAGAACCTTGAGCAACTAAGTTAAGATTGTTTTGCATTTTCTTAACTAGTTCCTTTTCCTCTTCGCTTGCGTCCTCTCCCTTATAGCTGTTAAGGATTTCTCGCCCTCTCTTAGCTATTTGAGTTGAAGACCAGACAGCCTTGTTGTTGTTGCCTTCTCCCTGTTCGCCCTTGTTGATTTCTGGTTGAATGATACCAGACAAATCAATCATGGAATGTTGCAAACTGCTATCAGCTTCTGATTGCTTTTTCTCCTTTTTCTCGAGATTTTTAAAAAGCTCGTGTGTGAGCTGTTCAGCATCTCCAGAAAAAAGAATTGTTTTGTTTACGTCTGTTTCAAGAAATCGTTCTTGTATTTTTTTATCAGCCATTTTTATTTCCTTTCAATTAGCTGTTCGAGGGTGGGAACCACCCCCAACTATTAAGATATATCAAAATTGCTTCTAAGTAAAACTATTTAGACCAAAACAAAAAACAGCTTCCAAATCAAAAAAGAAAAATACAAAAAGCAGTTTTGAAACTTCGACTGGACAGACGCTGCGTGCGGACGCAAAAGAGTTCGCAGAACTATCACTTAGTACATCACATTTTTTTTCTCATTTTCGAAATCCCGGTGCGTCCAGTCGAAGTTCTGGAAAATCGCAGCTCCCCCAAAAAGACCTTATAAAAACTCTGGTATCCCAGAGTCAGTTTAACGTTAAACCATCTCTGAAAAATAGTTTACCTTTAAACTTTGGTATCCCAGAATTAGTTTAACGCTAAACTAGTTTTCAAAAACTATCATATCTGCACTTCGTGAAGTTATACTATCATTTCGCTTCGCTTGTAACTATCACCGGCTCAGCAATATAAAGAGCTTCATGCCCCATTCACACTTTTTTTACAGAAACCCTATCTGGTTTTTAATATATGAAAAGTTATGATATACTTAAGTATAAATCAACAAGCATGGAGGTAATTGTGTCAGATGACACGCTTAAAAAAATTAAGGACGTCGAGATTGGCGACTTAAAAGTAAAGGCTGACCAGATTGATAAAATCTTAGATGTCTTGAGTATGGCTGTTAGTTTTCTTGCATCAATGAATATTAAACCTGAACAGACAGAAGCAATCATGATTATGATGCTATCTGCTCGTGTGCCACCAGATGTGATGAACGTGGCAATTAATATTGCTATCGGTGAGATGAAAGAACGAGAAGCCAAAAATAAAAAGAAACCAACAATGCACTAAGGAGGAAGCTATGGCTGACATAGTTGAATGTAGTAATTGTAAGCGTAATACAGAGTATACTAGAACTATAATCGTTCAAGATAATCTTGTGTGTTATAAATGTACACTAGATGCTTATGGTCAACTAGACCGTAAATTGAAAAGAATCATGAGGTCTACGAAAATTAAGTTAGATTTCATATCAGAAAGAGGAGGTAACAGATATGCCAGTCGATAATGATTTCTTAGCCAGAGCAGATGCCGAGGCAAAATTGCGTGTAATTAAAAAAGCACGTAAAGACATGGAGGAAGGTATTATAACCTCTACCATGTTCTTCACCACACTTGATAAGTTGCTTGCACAAAGCAAAAGCTATCAGGTGTTTCGTAGCCACACCAAACCACAGCCAATGGAGGATTAAATGGAGGTGCATTTCGAAATATTAGCTAAAGACTTTTTAGACAATGAAGCGTTGATGGACGACTTCTTAGTTCATAATAAGTCAGAGTTTCTTGCTATACATCATGAGTTTGTGAGTGAGCAAGATTGGGAAATAACATATGCCAAGCTCATGAACATGGTGCGTAATAAAGTTTTAAAAGCTAAGTACTTATGATTCTTGAGACTGCATTATCGTGCCTTGCGTTAAATATTTATCACGAGGCACGTAGTCAATCACTTGTGGAGCAGTTAGCTGTTTCACAGGTGGTTATGAACCGTGTCGCTGACTCACGATTTCCAAACACAGTTTGCGAGGTCGTGACACAAGGCGTCACATACAAAAACTCCGACAAACCAGTTAGACACAAATGTCAGTTCTCATGGTATTGTGACGGCAAGAGTGACGAGCCTAAGAACGATAAGGCTTGGCATAAGGCTCTGTCTGTGGCAAAGCTTGTGCCTACTGTCACTCTCGACATTACAGAGGGCGCCACGCATTATCATGCAACTTATGTGCGACCAGATTGGGCTAGGACTAAAACTAGAACTGCCCGTATCGGTCGTCATATATTTTATCGGTGGGAAAAGTGACACCTGCCAAATTGACATTTATAATTATTTTGGTATGTTGGTTATTAACTTTATTAACGGAGGTATTTCCTATGAAAAAAGAAGAAACAAAGTCTAATTCACATTCGCAACCAGTTGACAATCAGATTATAAATAATCTGGTTTCAAACGACCAAGTGTTGAGAAATGAAATAGCAAAACTTAAGAGCTCACAAAATTTACTTGTGAGTAAACTTCACAACCTTGAGGCTTTTGTTCACGACGTGAGTAATGAAGTAGCCAGACTTCGTTCACAAGAAACTCTCGCTAAAACTACGCCGAAAGCACAATGAGCAAAGACGTTAAGCAAGAGGCTCTTGAGCAGGCACAACAAGCCTATGGACTATTCATATGGTTTGTTAAATGGTTCAGCTACGTCATGATATTCATGATTGTGCTGATGTTCATGAATAATTGGTTTGATGATGGAACTGGCAGCCGATTTATGCCAGATGAAATTGTTGATGACCAATACGACCCAGAGGGACTTAACAAAAAGAAAGGAATATAATGCTGTATCATAAAAGTTCTAAAAAGTGGAATTACATAGTTTGGGTAGGTGGTGTAGATGACTACTACGTCTACTTTAAAGATGCTCAAGATGCATATGATGATTGGATAGACAAAGGTTATGATGACGTAATCTTGGAGGTGTTATGATGGAAAAGTCTTATCACAATAAGGGACTATTCTCCTCGTTCACAATCATAGTATTAGTGTTCTTTGTGCTACCCGTCATATTGACATTGAACATAGATGACACTTGGGACAGATTCAAAGTTAAATACTTTCCTAACTCAGAATGTTGGGAAACTTCTAAACATGAAAGAGTCTGTCGTGGTGACAACAAGTGCACACTATGGAGGAACTTCTGCCATGAATGAGGGAAAAGCATTACTACTCATAATGGCGTTCATGGTGCTAGGTACACTCATACTAAACGCTATCGTATACACAGCATTGTTCACATAGAACAAGCTCACAGTTCACTGCTAAATGACCCCACTCTATTTGCTTAGGGTGGGGTTTTTTGGTATATTAGGGGATAACAATAAAAGGAGAAAATTTCAATGACGTATCAAGAAAGTGAGGTCGAGTGTGTATGTACTGAGTGTGGGGACTTTTATCCCGCTGAGCGCAGGCGTATTGCCTGTCATTATCCTCATCTTTGTGTTAGTTGCGCTGAAGCTGTTCCTGTTCCTATTGGACAGCAGTTCACGTTAGTGCCTATGCACAAAGGTGCTTATCAACCCGTGCGACGTGACAAGATTTACGAAGTCGCATGCAATCCCAAAAACTTTGACCCAGAGAAAGGAGGTCTGTAATGCCCAGAGCTTACAAAGACAATCAGCTCGTTGACGTATTCTACTCAAGTAGAACTACGCAAATAAAAGGCTTAGGTCGTGTGGAAAATTATATATCAAAAGAACGGAAGTATTCTGTTCGTATGTTGTCATACAAGAACTATTATGTTCCTAGTCATTACCACAGAATTAGGACTCATTGGCAACCACATGATAAAGTGTTGAAAGCATGGAGTTACGAGTTGGCGCCATGTTACGACACGAAGCCACACATTGATGAGATGGAGAGAACTCGTAGTGATACAATACAAGCAATGTATCAAGATGTATCTGCGAGGGTAAAAAATCCTAGTGATTTCAATCCATCTGCGATTGATAATTATTTCAGTAGCGAGGAAGATGATTGGAAAGACTGGCGTGATGGCAACGGCAACACTAGGTTGCATCATGTAGCCTACATATCTTTTTGTCTTCAACGATTGAAGGCTTCACCAAAAACCGAAAACTACATATCAACTCAGTATTTTGAAAGGAGTGACTATAATGTCTGGAGATACTAAAACTTATACTACTGACCACTGGCATGATTTCTATGCTAAGACACTAAATGGCGAGGGGTTCGACTTCGCACTTAACAAGACTGTAGACCGTAAAAATGTGCCACCAGGAATGATATTCAAGTACACCAATGGCTCTAACCATTACGCTTCTCTTGGTCTTATTGGTAATCCTAACCAGAGTGGACACAGAAGCAGTTTCATGCGTGTATCCCTTTGGTTACGTAATCCTATGGCTGATGCGCGTATGGACGAGGTGGAGTCCTTCGGCACTCTAACTCTCAGTTGCAATCCAGAAACTGAATTATCAGCTGTGATAATCAGAGGTGCGTATCATTTTCAAGTCGAGCCAGTTGAACTGACTAGCATTGAAGAACTTGATATCAATCAAGCTAGGAATATTGGCAAGATTATCATGTTCCCACGAGACAAGAATATGTACATGATACTTGGCTTCGCACCAGAGCTACCAGAGAGTCAATGTCTAGTTATGCGAATGACTACCAATGACTCTGACAGAGATGCAGGTAAGCAAACTATACACTCTATCAATCCGTTTATCTCATCTGTGACACTTGGCAAAAGTATTGCAGTTGTTGGTAAAACAACAATTCATCATTGGATATCAAACAAGTAAGGAGGTCAATTATGTATGATGAAAGAGTATTAAATGAAATCATGGGGCGTTATGAAAAGCTTATAGATAAGTTTTGTTCTGAAAATAACGTCCCGTTACAATATTTTGCAGAACTTTCTTTGCAGAAACACCCAGTTCAAGTTGTATCTTCTCGTATGTACACGATACTCTCGAAAGATATGCAGAGGTTCATAAGCACTTTGTATCAGGTAGTTCTGGGCATGGACACACTTCCTAGTTCTAATGCCAGACCTAGAGCAGATTACTTCCGTGTAGCCAGAATTATGTGCTGGGACAAAGATAAGAAACAAGTAGTTCTGTTTCCTAATCTTCCTGCTGACGCTATGGGACACATAGATGTAGCTCGTAGAGGAGCTAGTTATCATCAGAAAGAGAACCCATACTTCCCCAGCGTATCTATGGCTATACAGAATGAGATTGCTAATGACTTGAAGTGTGAGCAGAGACAAAGAAGATGGTTGCCCGTACAACGTGGCATAGCTAGGCTAAAGAAACGTCAAGTGACAACACTTGGTCGTGCTCTTGCTAATTACCTAGAATGTTTCTGTGATAAGTCTAAAGAGTGGGTGCCAATCAAAGACCAACAATGGATAGAGGTTGTTGCCACTCGTATGCTTTCTATTACAAAGCCTCCTACACTACACTTTGCTAGTGGTAAGAAAGGCTTTAGACGTATGTATGTCTACAAACAAGGTAGTCCTTCGTCTTGTATGGACAGCCGTAAAGCTCACGACAGATTGTACGTTGATGGTTATGCTAATCGTAGTGACAACAAAAACAAAGCATTTGTAGAGAACGTTCAACCAGTTGATTGGTATGGCGATTGCCCAGTTGCTTTTGGTATGTACATGAAGAGAGCAGGCGTCATTCTAGCTCGTGGCATCTACTATCGCAATCCAAAAACTAAACAACGTGTCGCTACCAGAGTGTACGGTGTTACAAGCGAGTTCCAAAAACTTCTTATCAAAGAAATGAAAGAACGGGGCATTGATGTAACATTTCCTTGTGGTTACTCCGTTGATAAGAAGCAAAGGATATTTGACTATGATGTTGAGTGGTCTGTACCTACTCATAAAATGAATGGTAGTCGTGTTACACCTTTTCCTTACTTTGACTGGCACCCATTTAGTTATGGTATCTTTGCTAGGAAGAAAGATGACTTTACTTGGTTCCTACTTAAGAATGACCCTAATACAAGTGTGGTGGGCTTTGATTCGTGTAACCTTGCTAAAACAGATGGTTATTTCTCTCGTCACAATGAGCGTGACAATGACTACACTGAGTGCCCCAACTGTGGTGACGAACATCATTGTGATGATATGGTCTACATGGAAGTTAGTGATATGTATTATTGTTGTGAAAGCTGTGCTGTACATGACGGGCACCGTCTGTTTCAGACTGGTACAAATATTGATTGGCGTAATTACAGCAATGAATTCTACAACGATACTGTTCATGATTATCAAGATTGTGTTTACTTCAGTAATCGTCTAAACTGTTTGCTTCATGGTAATGTGCTTACTAACACTCCGTGGGCTCTTCCAGAGCTAGACACTTGGAAAACGTATCAACGTGCATTCTCCCACAAAAACCACTATGACCTTACGGGAGATACTGTTTATGATTGTGGTGTTAATGTGCGAAAAGAACCCTTTGGTGACAAGTATGAGTATCATAAACTTTTTCATACTGTTATGTATGAGGGCACTAGATATGATGTAACTGTGGCGAGCTTTAGTAATCAACTTTGTAATCGTAAAGCAGGACACAACTTTCTTATCCAGTCCTTACTGGCTGACAAACATTTTGCATACAGAGGTTTGTGGATTGAAGCTGTACCCGTGCAACACATATCAGATATGAAGCACGTGCCTATGGTCAAAGGGTTGGAAACTATTACTAACCTAGATGTGCTCTATGAGTACGAACGAGAATTGGAAAGTCAGTTTGATGACTTACCTAGAGAAGGCTCAAGCGTCAAAGCCTTCGGTAACTTACGTGACGCAATAATTAAAAAGGAGACTAACTAAATGTATTTAAATTCTTATATGAAAGCTGGCAAGAAATTGTCAGAAATGACTGAAGTTCAACGTGGTAAAGATATGGCACCTCTGCTGTATGATTTACTTACAACGCAATCTTGCTCAGAGTTTGGCGAGGATAAAATTATTAAGTTGATTACTGATTTTATTCCAACCCGTACAACACTAGCAAACGGTGGCAACTTTGTAACTCATGAAGTAGATGAGAAAGGCAATCTGTTTGTCCGAGTTGGTAAGCAGAAGAAAGTGCACGCTAGAAACAAATGGACATCAAGAGTTATGTTCAGCTGTCATCTCGATACTGTGGACAGAAGTAACAAAGGTCTGGTCAGACAACTGTATAGTGATGATGGGTGGGTTCAATGTGGCATTGTCAAACCAGTACGAAAGTTATTTATTGGTGACAAGGAAATTGATTCCAACTGGGAATTAGACAAACTCGTTAAAGAAAAGTGCAAAGTAGACTTTGATAACTATACTGTGTTCAAAGGCAAGCTACATGGTACTGATGACACTTTGTATGAAGAGTGGACAAACCTTGATGTTGCTTGTGAGTTCAAAGAGTTTCAAGAACTCAGCAAAAATGTTCTGGGTGCTGACGATAAGCTAGGTTGTTACATCATGTGTCGTATGATTGCTAAGGGTATTCCTGGCTTGTATGTTTTTCATCATGGCGAAGAGTCTGGTGGTATTGGCTCTCATTGGGTTGCTAGAAACAAACCAGAGTATGTCAAAGACATTGATTACTGTATTGCTTTTGACAGAATGAACTATGGTGATGTTATTACTAGCCAGAGTGGTGGCAGATGTTGCTCTGATGAGTTTGCTGATGCTTTGTGTGGCGAGCTCAATAAATACCTACCACCTAAACAGCAAATGTCTAAGAACTCTGGCACATTTACAGACAGCGCCAGCTACACTTCTTTGATACCAGAGTGTACTAACGTTTCTGTTGGCTACAAAAGTCAGCATACTGACTCAGAGAAGTTTGACCATGAATGGCTAGAGCATATGCTGATACCTGCTTTGCTCAGAGTTCAATGGGCAGAACTACCCGTCAAGCGTGACCCAAAAGCCAAAGAGACATTTGGTCTAGGCAACTACTACGGCTATGGCAGACGAGCCAACACATGGAGAGGCATGGACGATTCTTACTGGGATTTTCCGTATGATGAAGATGACGAGTTCAGATACTCTCAGTCGTACAAAGTTCCTGAGCAAAAGTCTTTCAAGTTGGGTGCTACTGACGAGGGCAGAAAGAACCAGTTCAAAACTATTCAGTCCTCTGTTGACAGACATAGGTATGCGATAGACAACATGGTTCCCTTCGACATTGCTGATGGCTTCTTTACTAAAGAGTCAGAAGAGATGAAGATTGAACGTGTGCTCATGACTTTTGATAAAGCTGATATGTCCATGAGGGATATTGCCAAGTTAGTCGTTGAGGCTTATGAGGCAGACCCAGAAGAAATGGACTTCTAAGATACCCTCTCCCTTTCTCCTTTTGGGGAGAGGGCTTATCCTAGCTTATATTAGCTAGGGTTCTTTCCTTTAACTTGCCCCTCTTCGGAGGGGCTTTTTTTTGTCTTGACGTTTCTTAAAATCTATGGTAAGGTCGGCTAAACGCCGCAGGCTACATAAGGTTATATAAGATGCTCGACAAATTTATACAAGATAATTTACCACAAGGTAATGAAACAATCAGAACCAACTGCCCCAGTTGTCATAAACGTAATACGTTTACAATTTCCCGTATTAATGGAAAAGTTCTTTGGAACTGTTATAGTGCTAATTGTAAAATAAAAGGCATAAAAAATTTTACTCGTAGCTCTGACGAGATACGTGAAAAAATACGTGACAGTAATGATGTACTGGAAAATTTTTTAGTCCCAGACTCATTCACAATTTTTACACAGAACGAAAGAGCTCGTGCTTATGTAGAAAAAAATAATTGTATGGTAGCACACAATAATCGTGACGTAGAAATAATGTATGACTCAAAGCAAGATAGAGTTGTTTTCATGATAAAAAATAATCACTATGTTTGTGATGCTGTTGGCAGAAGTCTTAATAGATTTACAAAACCTAAGTGGTACAGGTATGGCAAATCAAATCGTATGTTCACTTGTGGTAAAAGTAAAGTGGGCGTCCTTGTTGAAGATGCTGCAAGTGCCTGCGCCATATCCCCAGTTGCCACCGGCATAGCATTGCTTGGCACAAACCTACGTGATGTGAACGTAAGCTCACTTCGCAAATTCGACCACATTCACATTTGTCTTGACCCAGACGCAACTCGTAAGGCATTATGGATGCAAAAGCATTTGGCTTATTATGTGTCTTGTGATATAGTCAGAGTAGATGATGATTTAAAATATTTTAGCCCAGAGGAGATAGAGAAATTAGTATTGAACAACAAATAATTAAGCTACTGTTAAAAAAGGATTTTTACAACGCTAATAAAGATAAGATAAGTAGGTCTATGTTCCCAGATGAACTTAGAGATTTACATGACACATTAGAGAGAGGTCATAAGAAGTATGAGAGAGACCTAACTATACTTGAACTGCGTGAGCTGTATAGAATAGATAATCCTACTGCAACACGTGCAAAGAGAGAGATTGTGTCTGATATGCTTGATGACATCGGCGCTCTGCCTCACATAGGAGAAGATGTAGCCACAGATGTGGTTAGCACATTATGGCAACAAGAGGTGGGGCGCCGGATAGCTGACTTGGCTTTGTCCATTATGGAGGGCTCAACTGATAAATTGCTAGACATAAAAAGTATTGTAGAAAAGTCGCAAGAAGGTTTTGTGCCTAAAGATGACTATGAAGAGATACCTACTGACTTAGATACTTTGTTAGAGTTTGAGCAGAATGAAAGCTGTTGGGAGTTTAACATACCTAGTCTACATAAGCATGTTCGTGGTGGTAAGGCGGGTGAATTTATGATTGCTTTCGCTAGACCAGAGGTCGGCAAGACTGCTTTCTATGTATCCCTTGCGGCATCACCGGGCGGATTCTGTTCACAAGGTGCCAATGTTCACATTATAACTAATGAAGAGCCTGCTCGTCGTACTATGGTTCGTTCTGTGTGTTCATATACTGGTTACACACATGATGAATTGTACCAAAACAAGTCTCACGCTCGTTCACAATTTTTACAAATCGCACCTAACATAACTATGGTCGATAGAGTGGACGCATCTATTGAGTGGTTAAATGTTTATTGTGAGCATAAGAAGCCTGACATTTTAATTATTGACCAGTTAGACAAAGTAAATGTTAATGGTAACTTTGCTAGAACAGATGAAAAGCTTCGTAGCATATACACAAAGTTTAGAGAGATATGTAAAAGGCACAAGCTTTTTGGTATTGGTATTAGTCAAGCATCTGCTGATGCAGAGGAGCGCACACACGTAACTTATGCTATGATGGAGAACAGTAAGACGGGTAAAGCTGCTGAAGCTGACCTAATCATAGGCATCGGTAAAAATGACATCACTAACAATGATGACACACGTAGATATTTGACTATATCTAAAAATAAGTTAAGTGGATTTCATGGTAATATAGTTTGCAATCTTGATACAAAAAGGAATAGATATACAGTATGATTACAACATTAGATGTGGAAACTACCTTCCACGTAGGCGAGACTAAGCGTACAGACCCGACGCCGTTTCACCCCAATAACAGATTAGTTTCTGTGCAATATAACACTTGTCAAGACTTAGAGCCTAAGTTTGTCTGGTTTTATCATGAGAAAAAGAAACCAGACTTACCTGTGGCTCATTCACAAGTTCAACAAATATTAAATAACACCACACTACTTGTGGGGCACAACATAAAATTTGACTTGGTTTGGTTGTGGGAGAGTGGATTTAGTTACAGTGGTAGAGTTTATGACACTATGATTGGCGAATATTTACTTTTGAAGGGACAGAAGTATAGTCTTAGCTTGCATGACTCTTGTATCAGAAGAAAGGTTAGCTTGAAAAAGTCTGACTTGACAAAAGATTACTTGACAAGAGGTGTAGGATTCGACCGCATGCCTTGTGAAATTGTAGAAGAGTATGGTGTTGCTGATATAGTTTCTACCAGAGAGCTGTATGAGCATCAGCAAAAACTCTTTAAAAACAGTGTGATGGAGAAACATCTTAAACTAATGAATGGCTTCCTGTTCACATTAGCCACAATCGAACGCAACGGCATAAAGATTGACTTGCAAGCTTTGCAGGATGTGAAGCAAGCATATCGTAAAGAAAAGCTTGAGCTCGAACGCACTATGCACGAGATTATGCGTGAAGTTATGGGTGACACACCAGTAAACTTTGCTTCACCGGAGCAAATTAGTCAGATGATTTATTCTCGTAAGGTAAAAAACAAGAAAAACTGGGCAGAAATGTTTAATATTGGTTTAAATGAGAAAGGTAAGCCACTTCCTAGACCAAGAATGTCAGTTGGAGCCTTTGTTAAAGTAATAAAAAGCATGACAGAGCGTGTTTACAAGACAACTGCACTACACTGCAACACTTGCTCCGGCAAAGGTAAGTTTTTTAAGCGTAAAAAGAACGGACAACCGTGGAAAAAAGAGTCAAAGTGTAGAATTTGCAAAGGTGCAGGCTATCTTTTGAAGAAACACGCTGCAGTTGCAGGGCTCACAATGAACCCAAGAGACGTTAGAGATGTATCTGCTAACGGATTTGCTACAGATAAGGTTACTTTGATGCGTCTTTTAGATGATGCTAAGGCTAAAGGTAATGAGGTTGCAGAGAAGTTCTTGCGCTGTTCTATCCGGCTCAATGCTGTTGATGTGTATTTATCTAGTTTTGTTGGTGGTATTGAGAGGAATGTCAAGCCAAATGCTATATTGCACCCAAAATATAATCAGTGTGTGACTAGAACAACACGATTATCCTCTTCTGACCCCAACTTTCAGAATCAGCCACGTGGAAATACGTTTCCTGTTCGTGCTGTTGTTGTGTCTAGGTTTGAAGGCGGTAAAATATTGCAGGCTGACTATTCACAACTAGAATTTAGGGTAGCTGCTCAGCTATCTGGTGATGAAGTTATGAAAAAAGATATATTAGATGGCAGTGATGTGCATAGATACACAGCTTCTATAATATTTGACAAGGACGAAAAAGATGTTACAAAAGATGAAAGGACTATGGCAAAAGCGCATACGTTTAAACCGTTATATGGTGGCACACACGGAACACCCAATGAGATGGCTTATTACAAAGATTTCATGGATAAGTATCCAAAACTTGCAAAATGGCATGCGGATTTACAAGCTGAGGCTATATCTGAAGGCTCTGTTACTTTGTATACGGGTCAACAATTTGCTTTTCCGGGCACTGAACGGCTTGCGAGTGGCTCAGCCAGTAACGCACCCGCTATTAAAAATTATCCCGTTCAAGGTTTGGCAGGTGGTTGCATTATGCCGCTCGCTCTCATTCGATTACAAAGTGCGTTTAGCAAAAAAGGAATTAAGTCTCTTATTATTAATACTGTACACGACTCGGTGGTAATCGACGTGTACCCCGGCGAGGAAGATATTGTATCTAAACTCGCTCACAGAGCTATGTCGGATGTAACTAGCACTTTTGAGAGTTATTATGACGTAAAATGGGATGTTCCATTTGGTGTAGATTTAGAAATGGGATATAATTGGTTAGAAATGGAAAATATTTATTTGACTTAGCAAATGAAATGTTCTATAAATAACAAATCTAAAATTGAAAGGAGGTCTATATGACCACATTACCAACAGTAAATAGTGAAATCGGTTTTGACAAAATAGCTGAGGTTATAGGGCAAGATACCCCTGCAGTCTCATCTGTTGGTCACACCATATTAAAAATAAATAGAGACATTGAAGATGACGATGGCAGGTCTATTCCGCCCGGAAGTTGGTCTACTACGCATGAAGGCACAACCGTTTATGCAAAAAAAGCTAGCTTTCAGTTATTTCTTCAGCGTTATCAATATCTTCAGTACGACCCGAAGATTAACGAGTTAGTCAACAAGTCTTGTATGGCTAAAAATCTGTACCCACAGACAGAGATACCTGATATGCTAGGTGGTATGCGCTGTGGCTACGTACCTAAATCCAAGAGGGACACACTTACTGCTGATGACTTGTATAAGCAACAGCAGATTAGCCCATTCCGTATGCTTTACGGTAAAATGTTCTTTGAGGATGCAGTGAATTCAGATGGCGAGAGCGTCGAGGTAGGGGGGCTTCCCGTCGTCTGGAGAGCGAGAGGGGCTAACTTTATGCCTATCTCGGATGTGTTAGACAGCTTGTCAGCACAGAAAAAACCTTTCTTGTTTTACAAGTTACGGGCAGACTTGGCAAAACATAAGAAGGGCAGTAATGTCTACTACGTGGCAGGCTTCTCCGTTGACTCTGGTCCGATTGAGTTTACCAGTGAGGACCAAGAGTTATTGAGCCACTTTGTGGATTATGTAGCGAGTGAGAATAGTTACATTATGTCAGAGCACAATAAATGTCTTCAAAAGACAGATAAAGTGATTGATGCCGATGCAACTATTGACGATTTGGACGATGATTTGTCGGCGGTTATCTGATGAACAAACATCAAGCTGCTTTATTTTCTTTCCTTTCTAAGGCAGCTAGTGGGGAGGCTGAAATGCCTCCTCATGTCCTAGATGAATTTGGTGAACTAGCTAAGCAAGCATTAAAAAAACAGTTCACATATAAAAAGGAACCTTTCAGATTACGAATGAGCAATGTTGGCAAACCACTGTGTCAGTTACAAATGGAAGCCATGAATGTAGAACCAGAAGCGCCCGACTACGATTTTAAAATGCGTATGATTATAGGGGATGTGCTAGAAGCAGTTATCATTGCACTGTTACAAGCATCTGGTGTGGAAATAAAAAATAAACACAAGAAAGTCTCACTAAAAGTTAATGATGATGAGATACAAGGTGAATACGATATAGAATTATCTGATGGCATCTATGACATAAAAACTGTGTCTCCTTTTGCGTTTGAGTCAAAATTTAATGCTGATGATGCTTTTGATAAAATTAATAACTCAGACTCCTTTGGCTATGTGTCACAAGGGTATGGTTATGGGCTCGCATCCAACAAGCCCTTCAAAGGTTGGATTGCAATAAATAAATCAACGGGACAGATAGCTGTAGCTGAAGCCCCACCAAATGGTAAACATAAGGAGAATACCAAAAATGAAATACAGAATGTACACAAAGCAATATCTGATGGAAGACCTTTTAAGCGGTGTTTCACCGACATTGAGGAACTTTATTACAAAAAGTCTACGGGAAACCGCACCTTGGGCATTGAGTGCCACTATTGTCCCTTCAAATCCAAGTGTTGGGACGGTTTGGAGTTCAGAAGACAAATCCCAAGCAAGGGACGAAACCCCAGATTTGTTTGGTACACCCACATCACCCAAGAATGGCGTGACATTATTAATAAAGAAGAGGGCTGATGATGACAAAATTGAAACAAAGTATTTCAAAGTCTCCAAGTTTGAAGCGCAAGACTTCATCTCGCAACTCAACCACGATATCCAGTTCCCACAAATCCAAAGCTCAGCCACGACGACAATCATCCCGGCAAAAAGTATTGTTGAAGTCCGTATCGAAGAAGATGAGTCCTCGCTCAGCCAAAGCAAAGGGAAGAAAACTACAGACATGGGTAGTAGAAAAGCTTCTTAGTGTATTTAAGAGGCTAACCTCACTAGATGTGCGCTCAACCCCTATGGGGGTAAACGGGGTTGACGTACAGCTGTCAACATCAGCTTACAGAAAGTTTCCCTATAACATAGAGTGTAAGAACACAGAAAGAATTAGAACAATATACAACTACTATGAACAAGCTATATCACACGACAACATAGAAAAAGAAGGCGAGCCGTTGTTGATTATAAAGATGAATAGACAAAAACCTTTAGTAGTTGTAGATGCAGAACATTTTATAGAGCTCGTATCATGCCAAAACAAAAAGTAATTAATTTAAAAGAAGGCGATGCCGCCCTTATAGTCCACACAAATGTGGATGGTATGGGTAGCTATGACTTAGAGATATGTTATAATTTTAGTCCCGGTTCACTACACCCAGATGAAATGACATTTTATACTTTACTATTGCATGGAGTTTTGTATTATTCTATGTATGACCCAGATACTTTAGTTAGCGCAGGGTTTGAAGATATGAAACAATTACAAGAGAAAGTGACAATACATTGACTATAAAATTTAAAGATTTTGTTAATCATCCACCACACTATACAAATGGTGACATAGAGTGTATTGATGCCATGAGAGCTTCCATGTCTCACATAGAATTTTGTGGATATTTAAAAGGTAATGTGATTAAATATTTATGGAGATATAGAGATAAGGGTAAGTCAATTCAAGATATAGACAAAGCCCTCTGGTATCTAAATAGACTAAAAGAGGAACTGCAATGCCAAGAGAAGACGTCAAAGTAATCGTAAAGATAATAGCTAAGATTGACTCATCGGAATTTACACCCGACTTGGAAGAACTGCCAGTTCTTTTAGAAGAATACGTAGAGGACTTAATACATGAGGTCTCTGGTATAACAGTTAAAGACGTAACCGTAGAACAAAGATAGGAGAAGAAATGAGTAACGTACTACCAACAGATTATCAA